AAATATTCCCGGAAGTTCGTTTGGCTGCTGATAGTAAAGCTTCTGGTCGTTGGGACACTGCCTCTGGCGGGATGTACTATGCGGTGGGAGTCGGTTCCAACCTCGCGGGTCGTGGTGGAGATTTGGTAATCATTGATGACCCGCACTCTGAACAGACAGCAATGTCCGCGAACGGTTTTGATGATGCTTGGGATTGGTACACTGGGGGCCCCCGGCAACGTCTCCAGCCGGGTGGGTCGATAGTTTTAGTGCAAACGCGCTGGTCCGAAAAGGACATGACCGGCCAGTTGTTACGAGCAATGGCTAAAGATCCCTTAGCTGACCAGTGGGAAGTTGTGGAGCTTCCTGCTATTTTTGATGACGGTAAACCGTGCTGGCCAGAGTTTTGGAACCTTGAAGACCTTACCGCGGTCAAAGCATCTATACCTCCGAGCAAATGGAACGCGCAGTATCAGCAGAACCCGACGGGTGAAGAGAACGCAATTATCCCACGCCACTGGTGGAACAAGTGGGAGAAGGAAAGTATTCCTAATCTTGAGTATGTAATTCAGAGCTATGATACGGCGTTTTCAAAGCGCGAGACTGCCGACTATTCTGCGATTACAACGTGGGGTGTGTTTCGTCCTGAAGAGATTGGGGGCCCTCCGGGACTCATACTTCTGGATAGTCAGAAGGACAGGTGGGACTTTCCTGAGCTAAAACAGATTGCTTTGGAGCAGTACAAGTATTGGGAGCCGGATACTGTGATTGTGGAAGCCAAGGCTTCTGGCCTGCCTTTGACGCACGAGTTGAGAAACATGGGCATACCTGTTGTTAACTTTACGCCAAGCAAAGGTAATGATAAGATAACTCGTGTTCATTCGGTGTCTCCTCTTTTTGAAGCTGGCATGGTCTGGGCACCGGACACGGTTTTTGCGGACGAGATGATTGAAGAGGTTGCCGCATTTCCAAACGGGGAGCATGATGACTTGGTAGATAGCATGACACAGGCCCTGATGAGATATCGCCAAGGCAACTTTGTTCAGCTACCTTCTGATGACTGGGATGAGGAAGACGGGAATATGCAGGTAAGGGCGTACTACTGATGGCTGATAGTAAGGTAGACTTAGGGGCGGGCAGCTCTGATTTTAGCGGCATGTCCATGAACGAGGCGTTTGGTCTTGAGCCCGGTGATGAAGGCTACATGGGTCTGTTTCCCGGCCCTGTTTACAAAGAAGGCGACGTTATAGATGACGATCCGTATCGTGACGCAGTTGAGTTTGAACGCTCCGCGGACCGCGTATCTCCCTATGAGGGTTTTGCTGAGACGCGTACTACTATGACTGACATGGAATTTTTTCCAAGTTTGATAGACGGGAAGCTTTTTCAAAATAGTGTTTACGGTAAAACAGGCACTTTTGTTCCTGTTCGTCCTCAACTAGAGGCTGACGGCAGCGTAACTAGGGTGCCTCTTGGTTTTCAGGAAGGCGGTTCAGTAGAAGAAGTCGGTATCATGGGGGCTTTGCTACGTCCCAGCATAGACATTCCGGACTCTGCATCACAAGATATGGTCCGTCAGTCTGCGCGTGAGGGTTCTGAGGGTGCTTCTATGTTTTATCCTGAAGGGGCCCCGACATTTGAACAGGTTCTGGAGACTAAGTACGGGTATCCGGCTGACGTTGACCGCAGTGATTTTGAGACAACTTCAGAGTTAATGCGGGCTGAACGTCCTCGATATGACCTTCCGACATATCAGGAGATGGAGGACGCTCGTGCTCATGCGTTGCAGACAGCTTTGCTGGCACAGCAGGTTGGTCCTGAGACAGCACAGGGCCTTGGCAGTATATCAGAGTTTGTAGACAAGACTTTTCTTGGAGCCACCTCAGAGGACGTTGCGATGGACAAGCGCAACAATGCTTTTGGGGCCCAGTTGTTGAAAAAGGCAGGTATAAACGCTACGCCGCAGCAGATTACAAAGATGGTAGATCAGGCTGTTTTTGACCAGTTGGACACGGTTTTAGGGCGTGAGCCCGGTGAGCGGCGGTTCAAGTCGCCTGATACCGGCATAGATATCTTCTTTCCGCGAGATAAGTACGGTTACTTCAATGTGAATAGGTACGACTAATGGCGGATTACGAAGATAGGATTATATCTGACGAAGTTCGTCGTAAAATGAAGGAAGCTGTAGACAAAGCGTTGGCAGAAGGAATTGAGGTAGAATCTAAATACTTCACCGGTAGTGATTTAGATTACATGAAAGAGTTTGCCAGACTAAACGATGCGGGAGTTATAACCGGTCTTTTTGAAGATTATGGAAGGGGTGTGAATGTCCCACGCACCCCAACTTTATTTAATTTGTTTGCTATGCAAGAAGAACTTGCTCACAACAGAGAGCCGGAGTCCCCAGACATAAGAGAACCTAAACGCATGATGAAAGACGGCACACGTTTAGAAAGTTTGCGTTTAAGAATGAAACAAGATGAATATGATGAAGAGCAAAGAGCAAAAGATGAGGCGTTAAAGAAAACTGGAGGTTTGTTGCCAGAGAGCAAAAGAACAGAAGAGTTGACCAGACGGTCATATGCAATTCGGTTTATGAACGCTATTGATGAATACGTTAAAAAAACGGGTGATTTAGAAACAAAAAAAGCATTACTTGAGCAGTATCCAGAGTTAAAGAACATAGAGCCAATTCAATATCCGGAAGGTGAGGAGCCGTTTGAAACTGGCGGCGTGGTGAGTTTGTTAGATAGAGCACAGAACATGAACCGCGATCCGAAGGGCGTGGCGAGTTTATCGTCAGTAGCTAGGAATATGAACCGCCCTATGGTAAGTATGTCAGAAGGCGGCACTGTTTCATCAGTAGGACCGTCGGCCGAGGCCCGCGATCAAGCGGCGCGGATGACTTTAATTGAGATGCAGATGGAGCCGGGTGCACGGGAAATTTTTGATAATAACCCGTATGCTCGTATTGGCTTAGATATTTTAGAGCGGGGCGAGTACCCCGATCAATCGACCGCGGACATGGGAGCGCGGCTCACGGCTCTTATCGTAGGAGAAGGCGATGTTATACCAAGTGGTTTGCGGGGGCTTACTGTTCCTAGTTATGCTCTTAGCACCGATGCACTGGGAGCCGATGAGATTCCATCCGGACTTGACTCCCGTGGCTCTTCAAAACAAACTTCTCCCGCTGAAGCCCTTGCTGAGCAAGGTGTTACAGACGGAGAAATGCCCAGAAGTGAGGGTTCAACGGCGTACTTTCTCGCTTCCGGAGAACCCGACGAAAAGATGGCATATACCGGAAGGCGTCGTACATTGCAGATCATTGCTCATGAGTTAGGCCATTTGGGTTATATGGCGTTGCAACGTAGCAACCGTCAAAAGACCGGTAACCCTCTGTATGACGCGGATGAATTTACGTTAGATGTTAAAGATTATGAAAGCTCTAGGCGTATGGGAATTAAGCCCATGGCGGATGATATACGGGCGTATGAGAATTTAACTAGCGACAAGGAGCTTATTCCGGGGATTACTCGTGGGGAATATAACAGAGCTATTTTGCGTCAACAGGAGCGTGACGCGATTAATCTAATGCAAGAACGTGGGATGCCTTTAATTGAGCAGGGACCCCCGGAGCCTCCGCCGGAGCCGGAAAAAGGCATTGGGGTCAAGTTTCTTGAGCTATTGGGCCTACAATGATACTTTGTACACAAAGGAGATAGCGCATGGCTCGTAAACCTATTGCTGGAATGGTGGACAAAAACGTCCCGTCGCAACTTGACCCTGAAGATTTAGCTGCGGAGATAGAGCTAGAATTACCCGGCTCTATGGATGACAACATCGTTGCTTTTGAAGGCATGGCAGAGAACATGAATGTTGAGGTTACGCCGGATGAAGACGGTGGTGTGACTATTGACTTTGACCCGCAGGACCAGCGTGGTGCGGGCGATGATTTTTATATGAATTTGGCTGAGGAGATGCCGGATGGTGAACTTGGCCGTATTGCGAATGAGTTGTTAGCAGAGTTTGATGCTAATAAGTCCAGCCGACAGGAGTGGGAAGATGCTTATGCTAACGGTTTGGAGCTGTTGGGATTCTCTTACGAAGAAAGAGCACAGCCCTTCAGAGGTGCTTCAGGTGTCACGCACCCGTTGCTTGCTGAGGCGGCTACGCAATTTCAGGCGCAGGCGTTCAATGAGCTGCTGCCAGCTAGTGGGCCAGTGCGAACTACTATCTTAGGCGCAGAAACTAGAGAAAAACAGCAGCAGGCACAGCGCGTCAGGCACTTTATGAACTACTACATCACCAATGTGATGGAGGAGTATACCCCAGAACTTGACCAAATGCTGTTTTACTTACCTTTAGCGGGTAGTACATTCAAGAAAGTCTACTATGACGAGACTTTAGGTCGTGCGGTGAGTAAATTTATAGCAGCAGAACACCTTGTGGTTCCTTATGAGACCTCTGATTTGGAGACTTGCCCTAACATTACGCAGGTTTTACGCATGTCTCTCAACGATTTGCGTAAAAAACAGGTGTCTGGCTTCTATTTAGACATACCTGTGATACCTGCACAGGGTGAAAATGACGCTGTAAGTGAGGAACTTAGCAAAATTGACGGTATGTCACCCACTCAGATTGACTATGACTGCACTATTTTGGAGTGTCATGTCGATTTAGACCTAGAAGGGTATGAAGACGAGGACGAAAACGGCGATCCGACCGGTATTAAGATACCATATGTTGTCACAATCAGTCAGGACAACGGTCAGATACTGTCAATTCGCCGTAATTACCGTGAAGAGGACGAATTAAAGCGAAAAATACAATATTTTGTGCATTATAAGTTTCTTCCGGGCTTTGGTTTCTATGGATTAGGCTTAATTCACACGATTGGCGGCTTGTCACGTACCGCCACAGCGGCACTGCGACAGTTAATCGACGCTGGTACGTTGTCCAACCTCCCAGCGGGCTTCAAAGCCCGCGGACTACGGATCAGGGACGACGATGACCCGTTGCAGCCCGGTGAGTTTCGCGATGTGGATGCTCCCGGAGGGGCTATTCGTGACAGCCTGATGCCGCTGCCCTTCAAAGGACCAGATCAGACTTTATTTAACCTGTTAGGGTTTGTAGTTGATGCGGGTCAGCGGTTCGCGACCATAACAGATATGAAAGT